CCTTGCCCCCCCCCGCCCCCCTGCTGGCTCTCAGGGTCCAGGGGGTCCTCGCCCGAGTCGAACTTCTGCCGCATCTCTGGAGGGGAGAAAGACCACCAAAACAATGGAGGGTTAACCCTGGGGCCCGGACAGAAGTAAGGATGGATTCAGCCTGAACAAGGACAACCCTGTAGCGCCGTCTATCGGTCGGACACATTCATTTCATATGATGAGTGAACTACTGACAGATTCACACCGGTTTACTCTCACAATAAACCCGGAATGCTACTTAAATCACCGTCGCGGACTTTTAAGGTAATTACATCCCAATCAACATGGCTTAGACGTTCATCAATGGTGATGTGCACATAGCTCAATTTTTCAAGCATATCATGCCAGCCAGCCACCGAACCCGCGCCACTGGCGAACTGGTAAGCAAACGCCACACGAATGCGGTAAATGGTTTCTGGCTCTTTTGCTAATCGCTGCACATCACGTTGCCATGCCAATAAATCAACAATGCCAATTGGGGCGGTCATTGGGTCTAACTGCTTTAATGGCAATTCCAATACTGTTTTAACCCGTTGCCAATATCCGTGGAAAACTAACGCTAACTTTGCCAGCTCACCGCGGCCCATCCAAAACGGTAACTTTAATTTAGGCAGTTGCATCGATCACCCCAAGGGTTTTAATGCGGGGCACATTCATGCCAGTAACAAAATCACGGTTATCAAATTCTAATGATTCAATGCCGCTAAATTGGCGGTGTAACTCTTGACCGAGGCGCGAAAAACTAAATCGGGTAGCAGGTTCGGTGCGAGTGGCGTTATAATCGGTATTTTCACGAAACGCGGTACCAATAAATAATTCCACTTGTCCAATTAATGTTTGGCGTTTTTCGGCAGTTAATGACGGGAACGGGTACAAGCTGCAACTAATATCAATTTCGGTGTTTGGCATTGCCATTACTAACAAATCATCACCGTGGCCGTGTTGACCTTGATTTTTAATGTAAGTATTAAGATCATCAATCATTGCTTGGGATGGTTCGCCCGTGTCTAACAAAATAAAGGCATTGGCGGTACCCGCACCACGGGGAGCATTGTGTTCAAAATAAACATTGTCGTTATTGATACCTGCGCGGGCAGTCAGTAAGGCACGATAAGCCGCATCAATATGCCACTTTGCAACACTGGTAAATTGATTACGAATCCGCAAGCGTAAATCATCATTAGATTCAGCATCAGCACCCGCAGATGTTAACCAATTCGCTTCATTACTTACCGATGCAATGCCGGGAATAGCTTTGCTTACAACATGGTAATAACCTGCACCTAAGTTGAACGCTGCCCCGCAATCCTCTGCGGTTACATCGGCCATCACCGTGATGTCATTTTCTGCCAATGTGGTATCAGCTATAACTTTAACTCGGTAAACGGTGCCATTAATCGGTTCGGTTTGAATCCATGTTGCGGCAGGGATAACAATCGCTGGCCCTTTGCTGGCACTGCGAGCAAACACCACCACACCACTGGCGCGGCTAGCAGGTTTACGCTTTAAGTTATATTGCCATGCCCATAAATCTAACCACTGATCAACGGCGGTGGCGACAAACATATTGGGCAGCACATAACCGACTAATAATGTTGTTACTAGCCATACTGTTGGCTTTACCACTAAATGTTCAATCAATCGCCAGAATGGTGAAAAGCGGCTATCGTTGGCAATCATTGAGCCTTGTTTGTCGGCTTCTTCTTTGAGTGCCTTTTTCCAACTGGCTTCATCTAACGGCACCCCTGCATCTTTTGCCATTTGGGTAAAATCAGGCTTAGGGATATTATTCATCTTTGGCCTCAATCACTGAAAACGACACATCACCAAAATCGGTGGTTTGAGCAAAAATACACAAACTGCCGTGGCGGGGTTCTTCAATACGCACGGTTCCCGGCACCAAGCGCACATCTTCTTCCACCAATAATTCAATTTGGGTACGAATATCGGCTTTTTTAGATTGGCTGCGTTCTGCAATCATCATTACCGCCAATTGGCTTTCAAGAATGGCGTGTTTAATATCTTGAGCAATAACCGCGCGGTCTTGAATCATCTCAGGGTTGCGACCTGCATCTAAAACAAGATCACCATTAACTATCAATAAATCCTGGTACTTCATTATCCCGCCACCATTTCCATTTCAGAGGCAAAATCTTGCGGTGAATTCATTTGGCTAACGTTCATATTAATCGGGCCATAACTGGTTGAAGCCGATGTATAAGACGCAATATTTCGCGCAGCACCGCCTTGGGGAATGCTGGCTCGTGGGGTTGCTTGCTGGACTGATTTAGATTTGCCCATTTCATCATCGCCCCCCATGCCGGGGATTAATGACATAACCGACTTAGCCATGTTCCACACTTTGCCAAATTGTTCCGTTATCCAACCAAACACAGCACCAAACACACCGCGCAGTTTTTCAGCAACAGCAAATAAACCATCAAAACCGCTAGTATCAGTAAAGCCACTCATTACCCATTGCCACCCGCCTTTGACTAACTCAAACGCGGCCATAAATGGGGCAGTCATTAATGTGATGGCACCCTCTAAGATTTGAAACCATGTGGTATCACCAAAACTGGCTTTTAGATCATCCCAGTAATAGACCAAAGCACCAATTGCAGCGATGGCCGCCACAACGGCAGCAACAATCAAAATAATTGGGTTAGCTGCAATCATCATATTGGCTGCAAATACTGCCGCACGTAATGCCACCATGCCTTGTGTTAATAACGCATTTACACCCGCCCATGCCATCGCCGCCACTTTATAACCAACCATGGCTTGTTTGCCTAAGCCAAGCATTAAAGTAAACATACCGCCTGCCGCAACTAAGCCAAAGAAACCAAGCACTGCATAACCAAGATAACGGGTAATATTGGGCAAAATAGTGGTCCATTGCACTAAGGTTTGGGCACCATCAGATAACACGCTAACAACTTCTAATACCGCAGGCATTACCGCATAACCAAAGGCAATTCGAATTGAATTTAATCCCTGTTCCAACCGTTGCCATTGATCGGTCATTGTCGCTGCCATCTTAGTCGCAGCATCCATGCCTTTAACTTTGCCTAACGTATTAATGCCATGGCTAAGTTTTTCCGTGTTATCAATCATGCTCATTAACATTAACGAGCCATCACCCAATCCTGCACTATCTAACAAATCTCTAGCTTCTAAACCTGACATTCCAGCAATTAATGGTTTTATTTTGTTTAAAATATCCATCATTGGCAGCAATTCACCACGGCTATCAACCAAGCTAACACCTAGCTTTTCTTGAGCACCTATCGCCCCTTCTAAAAAGTTAGTGTATTGAGTAACAGCATCACCTTCACTCATTTGCGTGCTTAACATTCCCAACACAGCTAATTGTTCAGGCAGCCCAACACCAAGGCTTGATGTTAACGAGTGCATACCATCAACCATGCCTGCAAGTTGGTCCATGTTAGTGCCGTATAGCTTTTTAACTTCTGCTGTCATGCCCGCCACTTGAGCTGCCCACACATCTTTTCCCATGGCATCGGCTTGTTGCTGATAATTACCGTATAAAGTTTTCATATAAACCCCAACGGTAGCTGCATCCGATTTCATTGCCATGGCCAAGGTTGCCGAACTGCGCGTGACCGAGGCTAAAACATTAGCGGGCATCAGCCCCATACTCTTAGTAATTTCATTTGTATGTGCAATCACATCCACTGCCGCTTGGCCGTATTTCGCAGAAAATAACATCGCTTCTTTAGCAACAGTATTTAACGCTTCATCTGCCACCCCTAATGATTTTACTTCAGCTAATGCTCTATCCATTTCAATTGCTGGCTTTAACGCGGCTTGCAGTGCAAAACCAGCCCCAGCAATACCTGCGGCACCTGAAATCATGGTATGGGTACCCGAACGGTATTCACGACCAAGATCACCAAACTGGCGTTGAATATTAGCTATCGGTTTGCTGATTTTGTCTATCAGCCCGACTTGGAACATTAGCGCAGAAGGTAGGCTCAAAACTGCATCCTTTCTTTAACGTTTTAACCAAACGCCTTGGCTACTCCATTAGCCGTGGCAATTGCCATGTTTTCCCAGTGATTTTTTTCTAACCACACTGCGCGGGCTAAATTGGCATCACTGTCGCTTTCGCTTGGCAGCCACTTGCGCCGCCAAGTCAACATTTTGCCAAAGTCATTACGATCTAATGCCGTAACCAAGGCATCTATTTTTTTACTTTAATATCTAACGCTGGCGCGAACTCTTGCATTAACACACCTGCAATTTGCACCACTGCCGCAGGATTACTATTGGCAATAATACGCAATGTAGGTTTGCTTTCTTCAACCGCAGTGTTGAACACAAAGTTATGCGCAGGAGCGACTTTGTTATCTGGCATTAGTTCATTCATGTAATCGTTGTAATCAACTTCTCACTGAGTGATTAAACCGGTCTCGGGTAACAAGGTGATCACTTCAACTTGCACCGGATTAATAGGGGTGCTGCAACCGCTTAATAACATCATCAGGCCAAGGCTGCTGATAACACGCCGTTGTTGCCAACGCTTTGCGCAGTGCGATGGTGGTTTCGTCAAACTTGGCCTCTTGCGTTATGTATAATTGTTGGCGTTGCTGTAATAACTGGCTTATGGTGCGATTTCGTCTAACTAGTTGTTGTATTTGGGCATTGTTAACTTGATTAACCGTTAATGCTTGATCACGACTTTGTTGTACCGTTAGCTTTTGTACTTCTAACGCTTGCATTGATAACGCTAAGTACGCCACCAATACCCACGGCAGGATCACTAATGCTTTTTTAATCCACTGCCATGCAACGGTCATATTCATTACCCCGTCGAGTGACCAAACCTTGTAATTTTTTACCGCCACCATATACCCACCGTTTTAACTGGCCGCAGGCTTGAACATACTCACCTTGTTTAACTAACCGCGCTATTTGGGTAGAGGTGCCATCTTTATTTTTTAAAAATCGCGTACAGCCGGTATTAAATACAAATGAGGTAAAGGCATCATGCTGACCTTGGCTCATGGGGTTATCTTTGGGGGCAATGTTAATTAAGCATTGTTCCGCTTGTTCAACATTCACCGCCCAATTTTTTGCCACTTGGGTAATATCAATGGGTCGATTGGGTACTCCGTGAGTATTACCGATGCCATTGGTGACTAAACCTGCTGGGCATTTGTACGGGTCGAGGCGGCAACCTTCCGCATTGCCCATTAGTGCGAAACCTGCTGGACTGGTTTTTACTGTGGCAACCTTTTCACCTGCAATCACCACTTGGCCCACTGGCACGGTTGATTCAACAGCGACACCACCTGCCAACACACCAATGACAGCGACCACACTGCACACTATCTTTTTAAACTTGTTCATTGAGATAAATCCCTTTTTCTCTGGCAATGCGCTGCATTACTCGCTTATGCCAAACATTCAATAACAGGGCGATAACCCCCACAGCAATGGACGACATAAAATATAAATCTTCCATTGAGAGTGAACTAATGATCACTCCAAATGCTGAAATTGTGTAAGCAATCCAGCTTGTTAATCGATCCCACCAATCATGCATTGAGCTATTCCTTTAGCTGTTGGCACATTACGCAACATTGACACCCCGGCACCGCTAATTGGCGAGCAATGGGTATTGGGTCGCCGCATTCTTCACACTCTGTCGCACTTTGCTTTTGTGGTTTAAATGATTTCGCTCGATGATTCGCCAACGCCATTTCGGTGAATTTGGCTTCCGTTTCACAGCCGTTATCAATAACATCTGCCATCCAGCCCCCTACTGCACTAAATCGCTAGTTTCGTCATCGCGCAGGTAAGGCACACCATTAATACGAACGAATTTAGGATCGGTAACGTCAAACGGTACTTTATGAACTAAAGCACTACCGCCATTGGCATCAATATCAAGCAAATCAGATAATTTAATACGGCAACCAAAAGCTTCAATTTTGAGTTCGTCTCTATCAATTTTGCCGTACCACATGGCATCAAAATCAGGTAAACCACGCCATGAGCCTGCATTTTTAGCCGCTTTACTTAACAAGTTAAATTGGGAGGTGACGAGTTCCATTTCGCCCGAGGCTTCAACATCACCATCCACATAACCATCAGGTACACCACCTGTTTTATTAACCGCTGAATTGTCGGTAATGGATAACGTGACCTTTTGCGCCTTTAACTTAATATCACCCAAGGTGAAGTGCATGTTCTTGCCAGAAATACGCATTGACATAAGTTATTTCTCCATTCCGTGGCTCAAATCCAACGCGATATTAACCACGATGTATTTAGGGCAATTGTGAGGTCGCACCATGATGCTGATCACCACTTTGGTTTTAGTTTCCCACACAATTTGCACATCTTCATCACGCGGAGTCATGATTTCACCGGGGAAGGTGATACCGCCAATTTCAGTGGTGAATGCCATATCGAACAAAACTTTACGGAAAAAGCTGCGGTTTAGTTCAATGCTTGGCGGTGTTGAATTAAGAATGCGATCACCAATACGGCTAATAGCCTTGAAACGCACACGACGATTGGCTTTGTGTACCGGACGGACATATTCCAAAAACTGATAATCACCCGTTTTGGTTTCCAGCGTCATGGCATCAGACCAATACACACCTTCGTAATCGGGGTAACTCTGAGGCACTGAGTAACGGGCATTAGCTAAAGTGGTAACGGTAGACATTTCCAACAACTTGCCTGCACTATCCGTTGGCATCGCACCTAATAACAACACCGAACCGGTAGCAACACGCATTGGTGTATCTGCTACCGTTACTATGCGATCACATAAACGCCCAGCTAGCACACCGATATTGTTGCCGTTAAGCATTGGCACAGGCACAACCCAACGCGCAGCCACATCTTTAACCAATTCAAGCATCGCAGTTTCATAGGCTGCCCAAGTTTGAGCTTCACTATCGATACCAGGAGCCGCAGCTAGAATGAAAATCCAGCGACCTAGCTTGCTAGTTAATGATTCAGCTTTTGCCTGCATTAAATCAAATTGGGCTTTATCTGTGGTTACATCAACCAACACCACGGCTTCAAAGCTGTCTGATTGGTTAGCATGGTCGATCGCATCTTCCCAAGAAGCACCATCACCCAAACCATAAATTGCAGCGGTCCAGTTTTGTTTGCCGTTGGCTTGCGCTGCAATGACGTTATTACCAAGCGCATCATTTGCCACCACATCATCTAAATTAGTGGCCGCGTTAATACGCGTAACAGTACCTTGCAATTCTGTTTTAGTGGTTTTACCAATAAACAAAAAGTGGCGTTCAATTTCGGGCGTACTACCTTGCCCTAAGTTGAGGTTATTAACCTCTACCTGACCAATAGCCATTCCTAATTCCTTTTATTTGCCTGCTCAATTAATTTAATAAGCTGACGATTAACATCCTGTTCTTTGCTACCAAGAATCTTTCGCTCTGGTAACGGAATATCCCATGCAACGGTTGTTGGCTGGTTGCTTAACTCACGAATAATGAACCCGGCTTTGCCTTGACTAATGGTTTCCATTAAGTAACGCAATGTTGGCTTTTTCTTGCCCTTGCCATTTTTCTTGGCAACGGTATAACCCAACTCTCGCAATTTACGGGCTTGGCCTTTACTGCATGGTGCCGAATAATCAGGGTTGCCCCACCGCTTGCGCATTTGGCTGGCGGTCATTTTTTGCGGCTGGCCTGTATGATGCCTTGCTGCAATTCGACCTGTTAAACGGTTACGCCATGTTAGTTCTAAGCGGTTGGCATTTTTGACATAAGGCTCTAACCCTTTGCCTAGCCGCTTTAACATCTTGCCTTTTGTTTTACCTTTACGTGATGGTAATGCTTTACCATCAATGTCTTTTTGCTGGCTAATTCTGCGCCTAGCATTTTGACGTTCCCACCGACCCAGTGATTTGAGTAACCAAATTCGCTTTTTAGGTGGCATGGCCAGTAACGCCATTTTTTCTATCGTTTTTAATTGATCACGTTCATTAAGCTGAATAGTCAGGGTCATTACTCACCTCGACATCATCAGCCACATCGATGGGCACCGCTTGAACTCGATACTTGTCACCACGCCATGTGATCATGCCATTAGAGTCGGGTATCATCTCGATGGGTTCCATCATTTCCAGCTCAATAGCAACATCAGCTGATTCGTGGCTATTCACATCAACATTGACTTCGGGATCGCCCAACTCGTCATAATTTCGGTCGCGGTCATAATCCGCCAACCAACACGCTACTAATGCAAACAGGTTGCGCGGGTCTAATAATTGATGCGGGAAATCTTCAATAGAAACGACCGCGTGATAACGCCACTGGGCTGCAATCGTGCCGCCGTTGCCTCTATCTTCACCATCGACTTGAATCGTTGCCCGTTCTTGCCACGCATCAATTTTGTTATCCAATAAATTGCTATTTAAATGCGATAATAAATAAGCGGTTAAATGTTCTAATTTAGTTTGGGTTGTCATTAAATCAGCCCTACCGTAAAACGTCCCATGCCTAATAATTGGCGAATATCACGAGTTGATTGCGCCCAAAATTGGTGTTGCTGTTCAGGTTCATCGGTTGCCATGTTATTGGCTTCTTTGCGTCTATCTTGCGTGGCAAATTCAGGTAACAAATCACCATGCGCCCGCGCATAAACCGCCCGCGTATAAATCGCGGCTTGCACATCAGTTAAGGTTGGCGGGGTACCCGCTTCACATAACCGACTTAACTCAACTTGCACAGCATCGGCAGCAATAGTTATTGCCATCGCCATTGAGTCATTATCAAAAACAGGTGGAATGCGACGAATACGACGGAAATCATCCGTGAATAAATCAGGCCATCCATTGCCGCTTATTTTCGTTGTATCGCTAGTATTGGGCTTGCCACCAAAACTCATCGCATCACCTAAATGGGTAAGGGAAACAAAAGCGTCACTGGTTATTGTTTAGCATTGCTGCTGCACTACCTCGGCTAAGTTCCCTTGGGGGTTGGGAGTCGTTCAGCTATCCGCTAATTTGCGAATACGCATATCTATTTTTTCTATCAGGGTTTTTACCCCAATATTTTTATTTAATTTGTGCGCCTCAAAAAATAACACTTGGGCGGCTTTTAGTTTTTCAACATCGTCTTGCGCACTGGCTAACGGCTTGCCGTTGCTATCTCGAATAAACAGCAAACCGACAAACTTAAACCACTTGGCCGTTATCTTTTCATTCAACCGCCAATCATGGCGAACAAAGCTAAAGATGGTTGAACAATACGGTTCAACAGGTTGGCCGTTTTCCGCTTGGCGTTCGCACCACTCCAACATAATGTCAGCAATGAGCGTTGGAAAATTGCGTTTAATACCATCGGGCGTGGGTTGGTTTTGTGCGATACACACCAATCCCCACTTGATCGCTTGGTCAAACGCTTCAGTATCAAATAACCAAACCACAACATGTGCAAACAGGCCGTTTTTAAATACGTCACCGTCGGCCAAATATCGTTCCACATAGGGCTGGTACTTCGGTAACAGTTCATCACGCTTCATAGCAACTTTGTCTTGGATGCGATCAAGCTTTTTTAGACGTTTCAAATCAGCATCAAGCGCAATCAACTGTAAATGTAAGCTGTTTGACTCTGGTGATAACACCCCAGTTTTATGAGCCCGTTCCACGGTTGAACGAGCATGTTTTATTTCTTTATCTCGACTACACGGGGAACGTCTCATAACATTACTCTGCTGGCGGTGTATCAGTTATAGAAGCCGGTGTTGGATCGGCACCAATATGCACTTTTGCTTCATTGAATCCGGCATAGCATTTATGGTTTCCAACGGCATAGCCTTCCCAACGTAAATAGGTATTTTCAAACGTTTTACGATCTTCTACATGTTCCGCTTTACGATGACGGGTACCCTTTTGGGTATAGATATGAAGATTGGTTAAAATCGTCACCACCATACGCTTGCCTGGGAAAAACGGCGGTACTACGGCAGGACGGCCAGCAATGGAAAACGGCAATTGCTGCGCGGCTTTCTTCTCACTTGGCTTATCAGCATTGTCATAAATGCGGGCACTTTCTTCAGCAACAAGATCAGCACCAACCAATACCGTTAAACCCGGATGGCTACGGAATTGTGCAGGAATGTAGTTATTGATTAAATCCGATGCCATTGCATCCAACGTTTTATAATCACCACCACCTGCATAATCTAAATACACATCAAGATTACAAATTTGGTCAGGACTTTTAGTCGTAATGATTTGTTGCCAACCGATATTGACATCTTCACCATTCGTATTGGTATCAGGATCGGTAGTTGCAGCAGCTGAGACACCATTAAAACCGACACGTAGCATATCCAATGCAAAAGCAATATTGGCCGAGTTATTCAACAACTTCATAAACTCGCCAGCACTGCCACTATTGGCCCAGACACTTAACGTATCCCATGTGATCGCACAGCAAGAATCCGTTTCTTTTAGCTGGTAAGTGTTACCACGAATATCAGCTTTTTTATTAAAGCGACCATCAGCTTTACGACCAGTATGTAAGCCAAGTGCGCCAACATCGACAACCTGCCCGACTATCTGATCAACATCCACTACCGTAATGCGCTTTAGGAACGCTTCAGATTCTAAAATTGCCTGACGTAATTGTGTTTCTTTTGGTCCTGAAATAGAAAACAGCTTTTCAGAGGAAGTAACCCCATAAGCTTTTGCTAGTTGCTGGGCATATTGATTTAAGTTGGCACTCGCCATTTGATTCAATTGCATACTGCTTCCTTAAACCAGTGAGTTAGTATCAAAATCAGCACCGCCAGAATTATCTGGACGTTGATCTGGATTTTCTTCCAGTAGCTTGCTGAATTGCAAATTTAGACTTTTCTGACCTTGCGCCAACTGGGTAAGGGCATTTGTTAAACCACTAAACTGTTCTGCCGTTACACCATCTTTTTTTACTTCAGGCTCTAATACCGGTTCGGGAATGGCATCAGGTACTACTTGATCAGGTTGTACAGAAAAATGCTTTTCTAATAAGCCTGTTAATGCCGTTTGTCCTTCGGCAAGTGCGGTCAGTGATGACGTTAACGCACCAAACTGTTCCGTGTTCATAGCTATTTCTTCCTTGGTTTTTTGGGGTGGCGATTGCTTACCAAAACTAAACAATCGACGAATTACGCCTTTTTCTTCATGTAGTTCATCCATCATGAATAATTCAGGTTGTGTATGAATACGGCCATTGGAATTAGATGAAAATAATTTAATACGATCAGTACCAAGGCTGGCGGGAGAATCTGTAATAGCAAGTCCGGCCAAATAAGGTTTACCCGTGTTAGCAAAATTGTCTTGAATCTCAATCGAGCTATATACTTTTTGATCTTGCTGATTAAATTCAATCATTGTTGAGTTCGGTGCTAACACAGCAAACAAACGCATACGCCCGTCGACTTCTTCAGCCTTCACTTCCAACACATCACCGCAAGCGTACCAACGCCAATGTTCAGGCCAAATTCGTGCTCCATATTCATTAGGGTTATAGGACTCAGCCATATCCAGTAAGTCTTGCCCACTGATAGCGCGGCCATCAATAGTGTCGCCTTCCGTGGCGACCCGAATCCATCCGGTTTTTAGCTTCCCTGCCATGCTTCATCCATAGTGTTATTCAAGCGAATTATCAAATCACGGCAAGAATACGCAATAGCGTAATCATTCGCACCTATTGACGTTCTACCCAATTCGGATTTGATGAAAAACAGAAATTCGCCGAACAATCATTAGTCATTTGAATGATCACTATGCGTATCATTGCGTCATGGCATACTCTCCTGAAATTCGTGAAGCAGCTAAACGGCTATATTTACGACGTTGGACACCTGACGAAATACGGTTAGAACTAGGGCTACCCAATGCTCGGGTTGTTTATTATTGGGCTGACAAATATTGTTGGCGTGATTTGCTACGTGAAGAAGAAGTGGATGATGCTATCGCTAGACGCATTGTGATGCTGACTGATTTACCAGAGAAATCGCCTAATCAGATAAAAGAACTCGGCATGCTGATTGATAAGCATGTGACATTGAAG